CCTCTGGATCCTCTCGAATCTTTGATAACGTAAATTGGAAGTACCATAAGTATCCTCCTGAAATCTATACCAGAGGTAAATTATAATAAAGAGGTGAACCAAGCAGTTCATAATAGTTGTCAGCGGACTTCCTGACTTCAACCTCAATACGTATGCCACTAGGCCGTCAGGCAGGCTAACCAGAGACCTCCACATGTTGGAAAAAATGTAGTCTAGATAGACAAAGTCTTCCGGACGATACATCAGTTTCACAAACTTGAGGATTAGGTCCCAGATCTCCTTCAGATGGGATCTATCAAAACCCTTGATGTCACCTTTCCACTTGTGTGGAAAGGATTTGATCTTTTCCATCTGCTTCTGATAACCGCCTAAAAAAGGTGATGTGCCGTACATACACCCCCAGCCCTGGCACTTGGCCATGAACCAGTCAGCCAGAGGCTGTAAATATTTTTTAGCTAAAATGTCGAAGTGAAGCGGCGGGAATGTTATAGTTCGCTGCTTGCCTGTTTTCAGATCTTCCAATGGTAGGTGTTCCTGCTTACCCATGACCGTCCACACTGGCGTGGGATAAGAAAATGGGTTGTTGACGTAGTCAACTATGAACGGCAAATGGTCTGAAAGAGACTGGCCCTTGGGTTTGGTGTAACCAACACCAGACTGGGCCTTCACATTTATCTCGACTTCTCCCAAAAGGCAAGGTGTCAATTTCACATCCTCAAAGAGGGAAAGAAAAGTCTTAGACGCGAGGTCAAAACACCTCGGGTTTATATTCGTCTGAATGTCAACACCATACTTGGCCGTTTGGATTTGTATAGCTTCCAGGTTGGGCAAGGCCTGGAAATAGGTACCAGGTGGGGTAGCCCATGGCAATTCTCTTGAGAAAGGCCAATGACCCCGATATGAGCCTGTCAAAGGCAGGCCCGAATCCTGGAAAAAACGCCTGTGGTAGCCCACCACTTCTATCTTTGGACCGTAATCGAAATGATTACGTGGCGTATAGTCCAAGATAGTTGGCAATGGCAGGTCTAATGTTCCCCCGAAGGGAGAACAGGAGACGTGGACAGCAAAGGTTGCTGTCCAACTGGCAAGGTGGCGGCGACATTGGTCTTATGAAACTCGCCCTGAGCCTGATGGATCCCAACCACAAAGTACTTGTTTGCCTTGGGGTCTCTCACGATGACAGGAGAACCACTCCAACCTGGAGCCGTCTCGCATGTGTGCTCAAATTTCGCCGGGACAGGGGAACTAACAGCAGCTAGAAACTGCGGGGTGTTGGCTATCAACCCAGTCGACCAAGTAAAACCATTGGCCTGGAGGGAAAAAACCCCAACACCAAAAGAATTGGCAGGCGGGAGCTTTCTCCTCCACGCTAGCCCAACCACTGTATCAAGTACAGCAAGATCCTTCTTCCATTCCGGGTGCTGTTTTGTAAATGTGAAGATGCAAACATCTTTGTCGGCGTTGCAGTAGACCAACTTCCGGCTGGAGAATCCCACAACCGTTTGACCCCTCCTGAATTGGAAATCGGCAGGTCCACCATTCACCATTACATGGCAAGCGGTAACCAGTCCCTTCCCAGAAACACCATGGACGAAAACTGAGATGTCACGGACTACAAAACTCTGCCCATGGAGCAGGAAGTTCCCATCAACATCCTTCTTCTCAACCATGAAAACAGAGCTCTCAAAGGAGCCCAAGTCCTCCTTGGTCTGAACAAAGGAGTTCGGAATGAAAGCTTCTTGTTTCTTCTTAGAAGCAAAGAAGGCATCTATGATGAAATCAGAGACCGCAGAGGCTGGTATGGAAGCTTTCAAGGCTATGTCCTTGCCTTTCTGTTTGATAGCGTCCGTCGCTGCTGACGGGTTACTCCTGATATAATCAGCGAAATCGGCTACAGCGGAAGCCCTGTCCAGGACAATCAGCTCGCTGAGCTTATCCCAAGGGTCGGTTTCCAAATTGCCCAGGGACACGATTTGATCTATACGCTTGATATTTGTCCCAGACTCCAGTTCCGGTTTTCGAGCTTTAGGCATGGCTTTCTTGGCCCTGCGAAATTCTCTGACGCTAGGGTCCAGATCCCCAGAAAAGAAATCGTCGTCATCGTTGACATAGTCATCAAAGGGGTCTGCATCACTGTAGTCGTCACTCATATAAGCATCCAACAGGTCGAGCTCATCCTTGCTAAGATGTTGCCCGCTGTAGAACTTATCAAGTAGGACACTGAGCTTACGTCTCTTATCCCTCTTCATATGTCGACTGTTCTCCTGCTTGCTTTTGACCAATCTTACATAGTTGTCCTTCAAGTAGGAAACAGAACGGTCCACCACGGCCCCAACAGGCTCATAGTACACCACCGCATAGTAGACAAAACCGAAGAAGACCAGCACCGCCATGCTGGGGCCATGAGAGGCCGCAACAGAGGCAATGTTGATCCTGATCTTCTCGGGATCAAGACCTAAAACATCACGCGATATATAGGACAGGGAGGACACCATTTTGGACTGGAGAGAAGTGGCAGCCTGGTCCGAACCGACGAAAGCAGATTTAAAACCACTCCACCAGCCGCCTGGCTGGATTCTACCTGCTTCCTCTGCAAGGGCAGCGAGCTTGTCTCTGTCAACAGCATCTGAGGCCTTGGTCTTAAAATAGGACCAAATCCCAGACACCATGTCAAAGAGACCTTCCTGTTCAGCAATTATGGGTTCCTCTATGTTGGGATCAGCTTCCTGGCCAGCGACAGGCGGGACAAATTTC